CATTCGTACCGACCGCCAGCGCAGCAACCGTCGTCCCATTAAACGCCACCACATCACCCTTCGCCGTGTACCTCGACGCCAAAAAGTTCGCCTCATCAGCATCATCGGCTGTGAACACGGGGTAGATAGTTGCACCCGAAGCATGAGACTGAGCGGTCGTGTCATCCTGTGCGCGAGTAAGAGTCAGCACCGAACCAGAAATCGTGGCGCTGCACTTCTCCTCACTCGCAGTCCCAGGCGAGATAACAACAAAGAACGGCTCAGCACCGGACGGCCAACCAGTAGTTGCCGCGAGTGTAGCCGACGTGTCACCAGACGCCAAAGCGTTCGTGATTGTCGTCTGGGCGGCTGCGCCCTTGTACTGTCTACGTGTTACTGCTGCCATCGGCTCATCATCTTACACTACGCATAACCACGATAGCAGTCCCCTCGAAATCGTTAGCCCGATGAGTGTTCACCACTTGGGCTATCTGCATCTGCACGTTCTCCACCACCACCGCGAACGTTTCCTCGTTCTCCTGATAGGTGACCACCCTGGGGGTTTCCACCAAGTCCCGCAGATAGGCAAGTTCGGCGTCCACATCCTGCCAATACTCCCGCCCGTTGATAGACAGTTTGTGGTGCATGATGAGGGGTACGGAGAAGATTTGGCTTCGTAGCGGGGCGGCGTAGGCGCGGGCCATCCAACGGGTCAGCGTCGGACCTGTCGTGGCGCTGGCAGCACGGGTAAGGGTCACCTTGATTTCTGCCTCAAAAATCTTGTCTTCCAGCCCGTCGAACGTTTTTTCTTTCACGTTCAAAGTTGAGAGAGTGGCAAAATCGTAGAAGTCTCCACCGTCAGAAGCAACCGACATGGTGACAGAACCCGACAACGGCAGGCAACGGATGTCCAACTTCGGGATGAACTTGGCGTCTGGCACACCCCACCTGTAGATACCTGAACGCAAGTATCCGGAGGTGACAAGGTTCGTGGCGTGGGGCGTGTACACGCCGACACCTGAGACGGTGAACAGTGGCTTGTTTTGGAACTCGTGTATTGCTTGCACCGTACCCTGCGTGGTTGCCATCAAATCGGATGCGTACGCAGGCTGGTTCGGGGAAATGAACACCGAGATGTCCATACGTCCGATACCTGTTGATGTGGAATCGAAGTTGCTCCACGCGAAGTAGACGTACTTGCCGATTCCAGCCATCGCCCCAACCGCAGCACCAGTCTCCACCAATGGTCCAACGGTGAGGTTGCCGTCGGTGTCCGTCGAACAGAAACGGAACCCTGTCGCAGTACCCAAAATGATGTAACCGAGATAGCCGTAGATGGATTGGACGATTTCTCCAAGTGGCAGTTCAGCCGCAGCAGTCGGGATTTCAAGAGCAGTGCCGTCAGCCTGGATTTGCGTCTTGTAAATGATGCTCGTGTTACCTGCGTAGCCTGCGGCATAGATGTGGGTTTGCCCAGCAGCGAAACCAACCCATGTCCAGTTCGTGTTCGGATGCGTGTACAAAGCAGTCGGATTGTTCGCTGTTGAACCAGCAGGAGTGGTGATGTTCCAAATCTTGCGTTTATCCGTACCCTGACCAGCGACCATCAAACGACCCCTGACATACCCCAAGACTCCAGCCTCAATACCGGTGATGTACGCCGACGAAGTAGAAATGCCAGCGTTCGTTTGGTCGATGTCGCCGTTGTCGTACGAGTAGAACACGTGGTAGCCATCCGAAGTAATCGAATACAGCGGTGATGCAGCCGTACCAGTCACCGTCGTCACCGTCGCAAAATCTGTCGTGTACTTGACGTTCTGCCCATCAGTCCCATACAGGCGACCATCGGCGGTGCAGGCATACAGGTTCGTACCCGACGTCGAATACACATTCGTCGTATCATTCAACAACGACAAACGGCCCCTAGTCCACGGGTCAACACCCTTGCTCGTGTAAAACCTGTACGCCTCAGCATCAGCCGTATCCGAATACTGCTGACCCGCCCCATAATGCCAAGACGACTGCGAACGACGCCACAACCCTTGCGGGTTCAACGCACCCTCACCAGGTTCCGTTGACTGGTCAACCGAATCACGTACACGCGCATCAAACTGGCGGGTGAACTGATTCGATTTCATGTCCAACATGTACGGGCGACCGTTGATAGCGACAGGGAAAACGTCAGGAACAAGTTGGGTTGCACCAGTACCGGTGTAGAAACTTGCCGCTGGTAAGAAGGCGTCAGTGAAACGCGTAAGCGTAGCCATCGACTACTTCCTGAACTTGATTGGGTACTGTGCCTTCAATCGTGCGGCTTCAGCAATAATTCGTTCTCGGCGCAGACGCACCAAACTCGTAGCAGAGTCACGTATCGCACCTGGCGGAACTTCGTCTGGTCGCCGTGTATCGCCCTGTGATTCAATGAAGTTGCGTTTGATTTCACGGGCGTTCATCATTCGCAACATGACACCAGTTTCAACGATGTCATCGCATGTGGCGGGTAGGAAGCAGTCTGTCGTCAAGTCGGATGCTTCTGTTGTGGCGCGAGCAAACGGAGCCTTGTAGCGAACACGCACAGTGCCAGCCATGACTGGTTCATCGAACACGAGTGTGTTCCCTGATGCGAAATCGGTGGTTGGTAAACCTGTTTGTAAACGCACGGAGTTCAACACTGGGTAATCGTCGGCAAGGTAACGTAGCCGTGCATCCAATAGTTCGATGATGGTTCCTGAGTTCGTGATGTTGATTTGCCGGTCGGACCCGTTGTAAGTAAGGTCAACTGTGATGACACGGAATAAGCCGTTCATTGTGGATGACAGGTCGTCTAGTTCGGCGTTGACCGCATCCAACATTTGTGCCCGCGGGAACCGAGGATTGAGGGTTACTATCGTCCCCGAAGCGTGGGATGCCGCAGTCGTGCCTGCATAACCTCGTTCGACCGTAAGCGTCTTGGACGCAGGGTTCGCGTTCCAAACATAGAAAAGTTCTGATTCGATTTCAAATACAGAACCAGTACGAAGGCCGCCCAAATCGTAAGAAGTGACAACACTCGTGTCACCACTCGCGAGGCTTGTCGCCAACTTGTTGCGTTCTTCAACGGCCCCTGCCAACATCTGACGCGAAGCCCTGTTCAGGACCGTCGCAACTGTCGTCATCTAGTAGGTGTAACTCCCGTATCCTGGAAACGAACCGGCTTGCGCACGAGCAGAAGTTTTACGGGTGCGCTTACCCTTCTTTGTTTTCGGGGTGGCGGCACGCATCTTGGGCGATTTCTTACCGCGCATCGGCGCGTTGACATCACCCTTCTTCATTTTGGGCAGAGGCATCGTTGTTCTCCTTCGTGTTACCGAAACACTCTACCACTTTACGCGGTCGGCCCAGTATGCCGCCGACATCTTGCCTTTGGCGATGTTCTTTGCGTGGCGAGCCTTGAACGCCCTGTTGCGGGCAGTGCCTTCTGGGGAGCCTTTGACACCCTTCTGTCCGAAGCGAATCAGTTTCACTTCGCTACCAGATTTGGCGAGTACCGCATGGGATTTCTTCGGGTGGTTCGGGGTGGCTTTCGGCTTGTTGTAACCGGAGAATCGTTCGCCGCGATAGTTGATACTCATTGGCGTTTCGCCCAAGCGTTATCGACAAGATTCGGATACGGGCGTCCAGCATCAGCGGCACGCCGCCTAGCAGCAGCCTTCTGCCTTGAAGTCAGAGGCTTCGATTTCTTGTTCGGGTTCTTCTTATCCCAGAACGCCTTTTTACCTTTTGCCACGACGAGCCTCCGACATGGCAATAGCCACCGCCTGCTTACGAGACTTCACTTTCTTACCGGAAGAAGACTTCAGCGTCCCACGCTTGAACTCCCCCATCACCTTCTTGACTTTACCGTTTTTCATAGTGGTCCTTTGTTGATGTAGCCTGCGTGCCACAATACCTCAAACACGCCCTCAGATTCAACATACTGAACCCCAGGAACGAACCGCTTCTCCCTACCATTCACAGACGCCTCGGTTGCCCGATTCACCTCGAACTCGATTTTGCAGTCAATCGGCACAAACTTGCGGTCCGCCAACAGATGCCCTTCGGGTACCGCAACAGCAAGTTTTTGGGATGCTTTCAGCCATGAGAACTCGGTGACTGCCGCATCCCGTTTCGCTGCCGCTACCCGTTTCGCTTCCTCGAAATGGTTGTAGTGGTGGGTAATCATTTCGGCTAGGGCGGCGGGGTCGGATTCATCCCAACGTCCAGGTCCACCCGAAGCAGACTTCCAATGGGGTAGGACGTCAAGGGCGTGGTGGGCGAACTGTGCCTGCCCAGAGGTAGCGGTGATGATTGTGGGTTTTGCGCAGGCGATGGCTTGTAGTGGGATGAGTCCGAATCCTTCGCCCCTTGATGGGCAGACCCACATGTCGGCCTGATTGAAAAACTGTAACTGGTCGGCTTGGCTCATCCAGTTCCGGTGGAATCTGACTTCGGGCATGGTGTCTAGGGGCGGATTGTCCCGTGCGTGGGGTGCGAGTTTGATGTGCAGTTCGTGGTCGAACTTCAATAGACGGCAGGCTTGGACGAGGATGTCTAATCCTTTGCGTTTCCATAACGAACCGCCGCCATGAATCCGAAACTTCTCATTCGGTTCAGTTGCCACAGGCCGCCACACGTTCCCGTCTACCCCCAACGGCACATACGAAACATTGTTGTGATGCTTAGAGAACAGTTCAACATTGTGTTCGCATGGGACAAGTATCTGGTCGTATTGTGGTATCCATGCCACGAACCTGTGATGCAGGACATCTGTTTCCCACATCGTAAAGTTCACCTTCCACTGCCCCTCCAAAAATCCTTTCGTAGCGAACGGCACCCCCATGTGAACCGCGACAGACGCCTGTTCATGCAATGCAACCCCTTTCGGCACATGCTCCAGAAAACCGTTCACCATTGACCCATACCCGAACCTGCCGTCGGTCAACCCATGCCAATGTTGATAGTTCATTCGAAACGGGAAAGAATCTCCGAAGTAGAAACCTCTTTCGTGTACGGCACAAACAACACCTCGATGTCACGGTCAGCCAACCACGAGTCATCCCAACCCATCTGCGTGTTGTAATCACGGTCCCGCCAATCATCACCCACCACAACAAAGTTTGGGCGCACCGAATCAACCACCCTACGAGAATCAGCGCCACCCCAATTCACAACAACCTTGTCCACATAGCGGCACGCCTCAACGACAGCGAACCGCTCCTCCAACGAACAAACAGGCTTGCGTTTGTAGGTGGCTGCGAACATATCGGTATTCAACCCCACCGTCACCATCCCCGTACCAGCGATGTTACGGCATTGACGCAAAAGATTCACATGCCCCCAATGAAACAGGTCGAATGTGCCACCCGTGTACACGTCGTAGTGGCGAGGCGACCAGGCACCTGAATGGAATAAGTCGTTCATGCGTTCGCGTAATTCCACCGGTTTGCGTCACGCATCGTGAACAGCGTCTTATTCCTATGACGCGACCGCATGGCAACAAGGTACAGGTCCATTGAGCGAATGAAATCGGGGAACGGATACGGATGATTTCTTCCGACATGCACGTACGGTGTGTCGGCAACTGTCACCGTCATCGCGTCAAGACCAGCCCAACACATCACGTTACGAGTATCCAAACCTCGGATGCCGCTGGCAGCATCTAACGCTTCCCGACGCCACACATTCATTGAACACAACGTAGAAGCAACCACCATCGACTTGTCTTCAAGGGCATCCATCCAGTCGGCTGTTGTCCCATTGAACCCTGCCGTCACCTCGCCGTGTCTCTCACCGATGTGAATGATTCTGTCTTGGCCATTCATCATGTTGAGTGTTGCTTCGATAGCACCTGGGAGCATGATGTCGTCATCCCCGAACACCCACAGATAGTCGTCGTTCGTAAAGTTCAGGGAACGCAAACAGTTCCCGTCGGCACCAACGTTCAAGAAGTTGTGCGAATACAGGATGCGGGCATCTTGACAGTATCGGCGGGCGGACTGCTCAGGGTCATTATCCGACACGATAAGACGCGCCTGGTCGTTCAACTGAGGCAGGATGGATTCAAGACAGTTGACAAGTTCACCGCGCTGAAACGTCGGAATATAAATGGTAAGACGCATCAGTCAGCAATCTTCTCAAGTTTTGCCGAACCGTCAATCTTCGTCGGTTGCCCACCAGATTTGCGTATCCGCTTGTAGGCATCCATGTCCTTGCCCCAACGTTTCTCTTTTGCGCTCAACTCGGAAACATTGTGACGGGTGGGCATCGCCACACCCGACATCCGCACATGGGAAATGCGGCAAGCGAAACAGCCTTCAACATCAAGTGTCGGATGTGTTTCTGCGTGTTTCATAGTCCCCTACGAGATGTATGCGCCGTAACCTGCCGCAGTCAGACTAGCAACCTCATCAGCGGTCACCGGATTATCAGACCCACCCCAATACACTTTCGCAATAGTCGCAATCTCATTCGGCTCATTCTCCGTGTACGTCCCATCCGTCAACAGGAAAACGTTGCGTCCACGCGGCTCGGCATCGAAATGTTTGAACAGCGAATACGCGACCCGAACCTCTTGGGAATCGAACTCTTTGGGTGGGATGCCCAACACCATGAAGTCATCGGTCGGCGGTCTGAAAGTACTCATGTTACGTAACTACCGTAGCCTGCCGCAATCAACTCATCCTTCTCTTGTTGGGTTACGAAGTTCTTGGAGCCGCCGTGATACACCTTCGAAATCTGTGTGTAGTCCCGCTGCTCAACCTCAGTGAATGAGCCATCAACCAGTTTGTAGACGTTGACGCCTGCGTAGGTGGGTTCGGCGTAACGGAACAAAAGACCTGCTATCGAGTCGTCGTTGCGGTCTGCTGCCCGTATCTCGGTCGTGGCTGGGGTGCGGAACAGTAGCAGTTTCACAACCGTGTTCGACTGACCGCCTGTGCCCGCAGCGGTGGCAGTGCGTTGACACACGCGAGCCGACACAATGTCCCTGCCGCCTGTGCCTGAGCCGGTGGCGGTACGGAAACGGGTGATGACCTTGACAACCAGCGATGAGCCTTCACCTGGGCTGGTGGCGGTTCGGGGTGCAATGTGCAACTGGCTGACACTTGACGCCCCCTCACCTGATGCGGTGGCGATGCGGGCACGGGTGACTGCCCCATCAGCCGTGGATGCCCCTGAGCCTGCTTCAGATGCGCTACGAGGCACGATACGAAGCGGTGTGGCACTAGATGACCCCTCACCTGCTGCTGAGGCTGCGTACGCACGAATGACATTCTTTGTGGCATTAGACGCCCCAACACCCCCAGCCGTCGCTGTTCGTGGCGCAATGTGCAAACCGACAGCACCACCATCCGTAGTGCCTTGACCACTCGCAGTGGCCGACCGAGGAACGACCCGTTCACCATCAGCCGACGAACCACCCGCACCAGCGGCGATTGCCGTACGCTTCGCAACCAGCACAGTAGAAGTCGATGACGCACCTGACCCTGAACCTGTGGCAGTACGCAACGATAGAACTAGACGTTGCGCAGTTGATGACCCTGTACCTGCTGCTGAAGCAGTACGGTCAACGACGACTAGGCCGCGATAGAAACCCTGAGTCGTCTTGAACGGCGAAGCAAAATAAACGACTTTGCGAGGCGCATAGTTCGGTATTTCCTCAAACTCCCGAAAACCAGGAGTGTCAACAAACCCGAAGGTGAAATCGGTGACGCCAGTAGCCATCCGGCTACCTCACCTCAATCCAGCGTCAACGTAAGCGAAGTGATTTGGAAAGTGTCGCCAGCAGTCACAGCAGCAGAAGATGACAACGCACCCTTCCACAAACAGTTACCAGCCGAAACGTTATCCCACAACGAGAAATGCGTGTACGTCTCAGTCGTAGACACGTTCGTCCACTCAACAGTCGCAGACGAAGCCATCGAGCCGCTCGACGCAGCCGAGAACGTCACTTCTTCACGGGTCGTCTCAGTCGCCGCATTAGACGTGCCATCCTCACCAGGGTCACCAGTGTGCAACTTGACGTAGACGTTGCTCACGGAAAAAGATTGGGCGCGAAGCGTGTCGAGAAGTTTGTTCTCAGCGTAGTTAGAAATACCAGACATCAGTTACCTCGCCTCAGATGATAGCAGAAAAACAGAAGCGGGGGCAGGCGGACCAGGGGAACGTCCACCCACCCCCACATTCAGTTGACTGAACTAACTAGTTCAGTTAGCGCCGATGGTCGACGCCGACTCGATGCGACGCAGCGAAGCCTCACGGAATCGTGCGTAGCCACCCAGCCAGTACCAGCCGACCGGCTGGAAACGCTGGAGGACGTCAACGACCGGACCGCGCACAACACGCGGGAACGGACCGTTGCCATCAACGATGCTGTGGGCCTTTGCGAGAGCCTGACGGCCTGCGATGTGCGTGCAGTACACGTCCACCGTTGCCGCGGAACCCGTCGATGAGCCAGAGCCATCCGAAGCGTCTTCGAAAATCTTCGCACGTGGCGTCTCAATGAAACGCACACCTTCGAAGGCTCCGATTTCGCCGTTGTAGATGTTGGCTGGGTCGCTGTACACGTGCGGGTCACGCCACGAAGCAACACCGGTCTCCGAACGGAGGTCGTATGAAACGTCGGGGTGAATGTAACCCATGTACATTCCGTTGAACGAAACAGCGTTCGCCTTACGGAGAGCGGCGACAACCTTGCGGACGTCGTTCGCCTTGATTTTGTCGTCTGAACCGACGGTTGCACGCGACGTCGGGAGGTCTGCGCCACCCGAACCGTAGACCACGTGGGTACCAGCCGACAGCACTTCGCGGATAACTCCGTCGATGCTGATACCGGCGTTGTAACCAACGAGGTTGGCGGCTGCCGCATCCACGTCGAGGAACGAAGTTCCACGCAACTTGGCGGTCGTGTTCACTGCGTTGCCGTACTCGGCCAACACAACTTCAACCTGGGAGTCGCCCATCACCACTGGGGTGACGTCGGTGTCCTCGGTCAGAGTGGAGGTCTTCTCGGTCAAGTCGTTGAAGATTGTGAACTTCACGCTTGAACCTGGCATTGCTTGTGCGACTGGCATCACGTCTGCCACCGCGTCGAACAAAAGTTCGCTGCGGAGTGCGAAGTACGCAATCCTGTCAAAAGCAACCTGGTCTGTGAGCAGGTCGCTCGTCTGTGTCTTGGTCATGTCCTGTCCTTTCCCGACAGGTCTGACCTGTGCGGGCTAGATGTTTTCTGCTTCTTGCCTTGCTTGGGCCAAAATCTGCATCACCTCTTGCTCGTTACGAGCCTGGTTCAACTTGGTGTTCCAATCGACCATCGGTTCGCTCGTCTCACCTGCACGCTGGGCTTTCGTAATACGGTTCCAGGCATCAGCCTCAGACTTTGCTTGCGCATCGTCCGCTGCCTTGGCGATGAGATTCGCTTCCTCCGCTGCTTGTCGGATGGCTTCTGGGGTGACTTCGCCGTCGTAGCCTTTCACGAAATACTTTGAGACTGGATTGTCCATTGGGACTCCAGCCTTGATAAAAGCCATTTCGCGTTTGACTGCTTCGGCTTCCGCTAACTGTTTCTTCAGTTCTGCGGATTCCTTTTCCAGTAGACGCATCCGTGCTCGCACGGGGTCTTTTGGTGCCTCGTCAACAGTGTCGTCTTCGAACTCGTTGATGTTTGACATTGGCTCACTCCTTTACCCACACCAGGTTGGAGGTTCCTGGTGGCTGTTGTCGTTATGACATCACTCAGAGTAGCACACCGGCTACCGATGTCAAGTACCCTACTGGGCGGTACCGACACCCGTTTCGACGGTGCCTGATGTGGCACCTGTAGTGCGGGCAAACGCCCCACCGCCAGCGAACTCTGCGACACGCTGAGCGCGGCGA